CTTGCATATCCTACAAGCACTTTAGCAGGAATAATGTCGTTGTTACCCGGTTGGCCTTGATCAACGTATCCGTTTCCGCCGTTAGTTACAGTCACATTCCAGATGCCAGTGCCAAAACTTGGTGTAGGGGCGGCGCCATAACCGTTTTGGATAATATTAATTAACAAGTCCATGTTGTTGCCGAACGTTGTTTTAGCAATACTACTTACAATTTTAGCAGGATTTAATACCTGTGTTACTAGGGTTTGATATCTAGTGGCAGTAGTTTGGTTTAATACTTGCGATGCTACAGTCTTGGCATATAAAATGCCGTCAAGTGTTTCAGAGTACTGAGTCCCAATTGCAATTGCTTTAGCTGACGAATTTTTATAATAACTCTTACCAGCGTTAATACTTTGATAAGTTCCACCAGTAACCAAGTCAATAGCCATGCCGTCAAGGATTAGTCCAACATCTCGATAACATATTGTTTCGTCATAATTAAAGCCACCGCTAAACGTATCATCAATATATAAAATTGTATCGTACGCAACTTGGACCCTACTTGCTTGAATAATTGCTCTTGCGGTGATGTTATCAGCATCATACGCACCATTATCAATAACAGGATATACTAATGATAATGTTTCTGTTGGAAGAGTTGGGTTACTATCGTTAATAATTGTGTAGGTCGCATTCCATGAATTATTAATTACACTGGCCGCAACCGCACCAAGATTCCAAGCATTATTAGTATATTGTGGAACTACGGTTTGTCCAAGTTCCCCAGCTAACAATAGGTCATTTTGACTTATACGGATTGATAACGATTGAGCAAACGCCAGCGCAGCCAATGTTGATGTTAAACCGTTGCCTGCTAGTTGTAATTCTGAATTTTGAAAGTATTCTTGTCCCGATACAACACCGCCACTGTTTCCGCCGTAGCTAATATCGTAGGAAATTCCTTCTAAAATATAACCTAACCCTTGAGAAAATAGTGCTTCACTATACCCTGCGGTGTGAGGATTTGTATTAATAAACACAATAGTTTCGGCAATAATAAAATTACGGTTATTGAAAATTAAATCTCTAGCATGACGGTATCCAACTGGACGATAAACTGCGTCAGGGTCATTGAATGTTGGATAAACTCTGGTGTTAATTCCGTTTTCTAATAAATCTATAACAATTTGAAATAAGTCACTAATTTCGCTTAGTACTGTTGGGCTATTAATTGGAGTAAAATTATTGTCAATGTAATTTGTAGAAGATGTTAACAGCGAGTCAACTTGTCCGTTATCAATAATTGCGGTCCTTGCCCCTTGTAAACTAACCGGAGCATTGGTAACTATTGGATATACAACAGCTGGAGCATTGCCGCTGTCGTCTATAATAGTAATAACGTTGTCAATACCGTTACTAATTGATAGACTTACTGCGTCACCGGCGACTACTCCGCTTAGTGTTTCATTTCGATATTGTTTAACACTTTGTTGATAAACTGTAGTTGGAGATTGGTTACGAATAATTGCTAATGCCAATGCTTTAACATATGTAAACGCTCCCGTGATCGGGATAATTTCAGTTGCTTGAATGTTTAAAACAGCACCAATCCAATATCTTAACCCTGCGTATACGGATTGACTGTTTCCACCGTACATCATGTCATATATTACACTCCACATTACGTATTTTACATCGCGCTGGCAAGTGGCTCTATTGTAAGTCAGGCCCGGAAACTCAGTAGTTAAGAAAGAAATAACTTCAGCTTGAATAAATGGTATGTTATCTACTAATAATAGTTTGGCTGAATTCTGTGCGGTAGTTGTTCCGGACAAGTTAGGAAAAGAAGCATCGGGTAATGTATTCCCAAGGATAACACTAGAAATTAATTCAATGTTTGATACAATTGAACTAACTGCTGAGGTTACATCTTTGACCGCAGTTATACCAGCTACTGCAGGAACAGCATTTGAGTTTCCAATAATTTGATATTTTAAATTAGTAAGCACTTCTAGTATTTCTGCTTGGCTCAAGAATGTGCCGGCGGTAGAAAATGCTAATCCTACTTGTATTGATTGGTAATTTGATTGAAATAACAAATCATACGATAGTGCGTCAATTACGCTGGTTATATAATCATCTACACCTAACGTGCTATACGAGTTGTTTAAAATTTGATCTCGAGCAAATTTAGTACTGCTGACAGTTTGAACTAGATTATTTGGCGCAATTGTTCGTAATAGTCTTGTTGCAACTCTAGTAGAATTAAGGGTGCTTCCTACAACAAGGTCGTATCCTACAGAATCTAAAATTAATTTAACATCATTAGTCCAAATAATTTTATCGTAAGTAAACGTATTAACATATTTGTTGTTTATATAGGCAATAACTTCAGCTTGAATAAACGCTTTGTTTATTGCTAGTAAATCTTTAGCATCGGTGTAGCCAGTATCTAAGCTGTTTCCGCCAGTTAGTGTTACACTTTGGACTGTGGAAAATATTTGATCTGCCCCAATAGTATAACTCAAACGTTGGCGATATGGTCCAGGTTCTTGTGATGCTAGTGAAATTAATGTTTCAGCTTGTAAAGCAGCCGCTCCAACAGTTCTGTAAGCATAGTTCCAATATCGACCTTCTTTACCTACTGGAGTCTTTTGTTGTAAGTCATCACCGTTACTAGCAGACACATACAAGTTAACACTGCTTGAGTATGTGCTGTTATCAACATAGAATTTTGTTGCGGCTTGAAGATCGTCACCAGTGTTAGGAGTACCTTGTCCGGCCATTGGACTAGGATGATCACTTAAAGTTAGTGCGCCAGTCATGGTATCACCGCCGCGATATACCACGTGTTGACGTTGAATGGCTTCAGTTTTTAAATAGTTGCTAGTTAATCGTACATCGTAATCTGGGTCAGTAGTATTAGGAGCAATTGGCTCGTTACGAACTTTTAATGGATCTCCTAACGTACCAGTGGCTGATCTTTGGATATATCTATCATCAGCATATCCCTTAGGAATAACTAAGTCGTCGACTGTGATACTAAATCCGGGAGATGCGTATATTGCGTTAAACGAATCAACAATAGTCTGGCTAGGCGCTTGTACATTACCTATACCTAGAAACGCATTTAAAGGTGCGCCTAATGTTGGCTCAAACTCATTAATCAACTTTCCGGCATTTGATCTAATATCAAGTTGACCGTTATTACTAGTAGTAAAATTAATTGAATTGTCAGTGCTAACAATTGTACGGGCAGTAAGTCTATCACCAGTATGACTGGCCATAATGACTTGATCGGGATCATAGCTACTTGGAGCATCATCAAGGGCATTAAACTTAATTGTGTCACCACCTAATATTCCGTAAACTTGTGTAAAATTTTCATTTACTTTACGAAACGATTCGCGAATACTATCGCCGGTGCCGTCATTACCTTGTACACCAATATCAATTATTTGTTTTGCCATTTTTCTTAAACTCCGAAACTTGATCCGCAACCACACGTGGTCTGTGCGTTAGGATTCTTAATTGTAAAAGAACTGCCCATGAGTTCTTCTTTATAGTCTATTTCTGCGCCTTGTAAGTATTGCATACTCATGCTGTCTACAAGCACTCGAAACTCGTCTAACGGGACTTCAAAATCATCCTCATTTATAACATCGTCAAATGTAAAGCCATAACTAAACCCGCTACAGCCCCCGCCTTGAACAAAAGTGCGTAACGCTAATTTAGGGTTACCTTCTTCGTATAGTAAATCTTTGATTTTTACTTTTGCTGACTCTGAAATTGTGATCACATTAGGTCCTTGTTATGATATTTATCAATACCATTTTATAACCTTAATGTAAATACATGATGTATATTAGCGTTGAATTTGTTAACACTCCGCACTATCGTAAAAGCAAATACGGTACAATGCATACCTATATGCGTAAAAAATCAGTATTAGTAATGAGGTGCGATAGTTGCCAAACAGTATTTAGGCGTGACAAGGGCAACATGTCTCCTAAGCGAGTAAGCGACAAATATTACCATGTGTGTGGTGATTGTGATGCTAAGAAGTTTGCCCAGAGTAAGGGCGTTGAAGCACGGCGAGTTTGGGATATGCCCGCTAGTAGTCTTAAGACGCTAGGCCAACTGTAGCACTAATGGCATTCCAGTTGATAATTTTCCATTGATTTTCTAAATATCTTTTCTTATCTGACTGATAATCTAATGCCCAAGCGTGTTCCCACCAGTCCACAAGTAGTACAATATCTTGTTTAATTTCGTGATTAACGATCGTTTTAATTTTACCATCTCGAGCTAGGTACACCCATCCACTGCCTTGAATACCCATCGCAGTCTTAAAAAAGGCTTCTTTAAAGCGGTCAAACGTTTTAAAGTGTTTAGTTATAAATTCTCCAATTGGCCCATCTGGAGTATTAGTACTTGTTGGTGATTGATACTGACCAAACAAAATACGGTGTAAAAACGCACCCGCTTCATTAAAGTCTGCGTCACCTTCTCCGTCATTAAAACGAGTCACGTATGCTTTGTATAACTTACCATAATGATAGTTAATAGTATCTTCGCTCAATGCCGGCTCTAACTCGTCCTTAGCGTAAGGCAGTTTAAATAGTTCTAGCGTTTTAGGCGTTTTGCCTTCGTTAAGCGTAATATGCTTGATAAAGTTATACATAATGATATTTACCTATAAATAGAACACAGGAGATTAACCATGATTAAATTCATCAAAAGTTTTTTTAGTAAAAACGAAGTAGTAGTTGAGCCAGCACCCTATAAAGTAGAAGTTGCCCCAACTCCTGCTACAGTAGTAGAAGTTGTTCCAGCAGTGGCTGAACAGGCTGTACAAGCGGTAGTTGAATCTATTGCTCCAGCTAAAAAGCCAGCGCCTAAAAAGCCAGCGGCTAAAAAGCCTCGTACTCCAAAAGCGGCAAAATAATATAAGGGCATTGCGCCCTTATATTAGCTTGTTTAATTGCTCTGAGTAACGAGCCATATCTTCTTGAATTCTAGCCTTACGCTGATCGTTTAGGTTAGGATTTTCTTCTAGCTCTTCTCTAAGAGTTTCCAACCTAAATATCAGTTGTTCTCGAGATAGCTTTTGGCTTGATTGTACAGTTCCATGCTGGCGAGGTTTTTGCCCTTGCTTTCGCACATTATGTCGAACTGGTTTAGAAAAGTTATTGCCCATTCGTTTGTTTTTTGATTCCAATAAAAGTCGCTGTGTGCCCTCAGCTTTTGTTTCTTATACCCATCTAGAAGTAGTTGGCTGTGAACAGGAGCGGTAAGTCCGTCATGGCCCACAAGATAATCTTCACGAGATACTGAATAATGCATAGTAGGGCGCATACCACGCCAACTATCCACGACACGCTTAACACGATTGTCTGTCGAAAGGAGATACTCCCCTTCGCGAATCCAATGATGGTGAATATCGAGCACAATAGGAACGATATCGCTAATAGTAAGACAGTCATCTAGTCCCCACGAGTTTTCTTCGTTTTCAATTGTAATACAATTCCGGGCCTCGGGGGTAAGTCTTTTGTAGGCAGATCGAATACCTTCGGGACCTTGTTTACCCGAGATGTGTACGTTGATTTTAAAATCCTGGAAGGATTTACCGTAGCCCATGTATCTGACCATATCGGCATGATATTCAAACTCCTCTATTGATCGTTGGACAATGCCTTCGTTAATACTAGCAAGAACAACAAACTGGCCAGGATGCATAGAAAGACGGGTATTGCTTGCACGAGCACTATTACCAATAAGGATAAAATTGCGCTCGAGATAGCTAACAACATCAGGCCTGCGCCAAAAATAACTCCAGTCAGACTGGGTATAAGCAGGAAGGATATCACTACTAATACGAACCATCCTAAGATTTTCATTAAGTTCTCCCACACGGTCTACAAGTTTTTGTGTAGCTGCAATATTTTGGACCATTAAGTCCCAGAGCTTTTGCTCTGCTACTTCTTTAGTCTGTCTATTTAACCAACTTATGGTAGTTGAGCCAGTGTTATATTGTTTAGCATCGTCATCTTTTTTGATGCCGTTTACTTGATCGGCATGATCGATCCATTTACATGCGAAGCCTATTTTGCCCATTACCAATGCCTTATGACGCCTGCGATTATAAAAAAGTTTGTGATAATATATATTAACACAATCAGCGTTCTAATACAAGCAATTCGGTCCGCTTCCACGTCCGAACTGCCTGCTTTCTCACCTAATGCTTTAGCCCAAACGTGCCAAATTTTACGCAAATAAATCTTCATTCCATTCACGGTGACCTTCAGTAAAGGCCATGTTGCTTTGAGTTTCACGTACTTCTACACGATAGCACCATAGACGCTTTGCTTCGCCATCACCCCACATGTCTGGAATGTAAACACCATTAACATACTTGTACAGCATTTCACTAAGACCTTCACATCCTAGTTTTGGTAAAACAACTATCTTAGCCATTTTCTTTTCTACTAACAGATTGTATGTTTCCATTTCTGGATCATCTGCGGCTACAATAAGTGTATGATCAAATTGATCTTCTAAAATCTTTTTGAGTTCTTTTAAACCACCATAGTCAGCCGCCCAATTGCGGACATCTAGGTCGTTAGTGCCAAAGTAAAATTTCATGCTAAATGAATAGCCGTGAATTAGATTACAGTGACTATCAGCTCGCCATTGGCGATAGGCGCAAGGAAATGCGTCGTGATATTCTTTTGTGCTTGTATACTTATAAGCGACAGGTTGTAAAGTTGCCATTGTTATATCTCCTAGTTAACAATGACACGCAGAGTTTATATTCCGGGATGAGCGTCTAAGTCCGGATATAGTAATTATACGCTTTTATAGCGTAAAGTCAATATTATTGGCGAACAATTGCCCCAAACGGTAACCATGTCCCTGGCTCACCAGTAGCAACACATACCCAACCGATATAAGTAAATTCGGCAGGATTAGAGTTCCAACAAATATCGCCTTTAGTTGCTAATCCAGTTACAGGCGCACTCGCTCCAGTTGTAAATTTTTTATCAGCAAAACTAATATTCCCTTTAACTGCTAAATCTACAGTTGGGTCAGGATTATTAATTCCAACACTTAGCGGTCCAAATACTTTAACAACTCGTCGACTATTTAATTTGTTACCGATTTCAATTTTTAAATCGTCTGCGTAGAAAGCCTGATGGCCATCGACGTTAACAGCAAACGAGTCTGTACCAGACACTGACTTTACTGCTAGTGATTTAACAGTAATTGCGTCAACGTCCACTGGCCCTAAGAATTTTGACTCACCTTTAACTACTAATGATGTTAGTGCGCCAACTGCTGTTAAGTTAGATTCTGTTACATTTGGCCCAAGTCCGTGTGCGGATAATACAACGGAACCGTTAATATAATATTGTTTATCTTGTGCTAGTTCTAATGATTCTGTTGATAGTAGTCTATCGGGGTTGGCTTGAATTGTTAGTTGTTTTGCTGTGCCGTTACCCAACCATACTAGGCCTTTTCCATAAATGTTATCATCGCCGGTTGCTCTAAATTCTAATGACGTTGATTTTTCTAATCTAGTATCAGAAATTATGTTTTCAGCAAACAGTGTTCCGTATACACGTAACACACCGTTTTTATAACGTTCTTCACCAATGTGAACCTCACCATCATTTTTTACAGTAATTCGAGCAGTATTATCTGTTACTAAGGCTAGGTCGTGATTGGTATAAGTTCCAACAGTGGCCAATCCTACACTTGGAGAATCGATAATGATTTCAACATCGTTTTCAACAATGCTTAGGACACCGTGTGGGTTTTCAATGTTAATTCCAACACGATTAACTGATGAGTTAAAGAACGCAAACTCACCAATAGTAGCATCACCGTCTACGGCTAATTTCTTTAAATTACCAACTTCTGTTAAGCTACTCTTTTTAACTTGTGTACCTAGTTGAGTTAGGCCAATAACAGTGGTGTTATCAATTTTATAAGACTTATCACGGTTAAGGTCAATGTCCCCGTTGGTCCAAACTCTGCCACCGTTTTTATAAATTAGCTGTACATTACCCAGACCCCAAGTCCAACCTAATCCCTTGCCGTTTAGTTCTTCTTCGGTGTTAACAGTCCACTGACCAACACCTTCAATTGTACCGGATTCTGTAATTAAGTTTTTAACTTTAACGGTACCGGCTGTTATAGTACCACCTACAGCGAGGTCGCTACTAACAGTAAGTGTTCCGTCATGTGTTATCGCACCCGAAGTTGATTCTAAAACTAAGGTTTTTATAACAATTTTATCGTCTTGGATAGTAAGCAAGTTGGTCATGGATAATACTCTCTTTCGAGTATTTATCCATGTTTTGCTAACCCTTATACTACTTTAAGTAGAATAATTTCTTCGTTTAAGCGACCGTTCATTTTAGTGTCTGTAGCGTTAATGTCGTCTAAGAACTTACGCAACTGTACCTTGCCTGCGGCCTTGAACTCTTTAAGTTTCTCTTCTGGCTTGCGAAGTGTTTTACACACACTGGTAGTTTCGTTAAACCCAATAATTGTAGTACCCTTCACACTGAGTGTTTGGTACTCGGCAGCAACATATTTGCCTAGTTTACGACTTTTAGAGTTATAAACCCACAATTCTGTAGCCCCTACAATGTCTGTAGGATTAATACTTACAAGTTTTAACGGCTCGTTAGTTTTCATGTATTTGAGCTTACTAACAATCTTTTCTGCCGGAACAGCTTTCTTAGCACGTGGCGCACGATTAACCTTAGCTTCTTGTGCCAACATAGTACAAGCCGCCATGATCTCTTGATAGAAAGCAATTAAATTCTTAATCTGCTTTTTACTGCGATGTGAGTATCCTTCGCGCAACTGCTCGTCAGCTTTACCGCTAGCAAGCTCTTCTAACTCGGCTAAGTCTTTAGAATAAAACTCTTTAATAATACGAGCGTGAGCGGCCTTTGCTTCTACAGCTTTGAGCAAGTTAAGCATTTTAAATGATTTTGGATCAAACGTTTCTGCGTCAGTTTGAAACGATTCAATAGCGTTTTCAATTTCTTCAGTCATACGCATAGCCGCTTCACGTACTCGTTCTTGAATACTCGGAGTATATACATCTGCTTTTGCGGCTTCTTTTTCAGCGGCAGCAACTTCTGGGTCGATATCGTTTTTACCTTCGGTAATAACTTTAACAATCTCTGCTCGCAACCAAGCGGCAGTGTCACGACCTTGATTAAAGTCGGCACGTTGCGGAGTCATACCTCGATTCAAACAACAGGCAACTGCTCCCATTGTTGTGCCAACACGTGAATCTTTAACTTTCTTGAACGCTGTAATGTCAGCTTTGGTACAGCCAACAGTTTCCATCCATTTGGCAACGGCAGGCTTGTAACTTTTAATGTCACTTTCCAAACGATAGTAGTCCATTGAGCGTTTAAAATGACGATGGAACGTAGCGTCATCCCAAGTTTCGCAACCTTCCCAAACTGGACTATGGTCTTTAAC